ACAGATAATGAAATCAAGGTCACATCTAATGCAGATACCCTCAGAGTTGATGCAGACTTTGGAAGCAGTATGGATTATATTTCTAAGCCTTGGAATCCTTCAGGAAACAGAGGTGACAACTATCACACACTTCTTTTAAATATTGCCCCTAAGTACGCTCACGGAGTTGCTGGACATTTTGACCTTCACAGTCCTACAGGCACTACTGGAGACACTATTGTACACGCCAGAGGAACAGTAAGAACAGACGCACAGGGGAGAAAGGTTTTTAATGTTGAAGAAATTCAGCCTCAGAACTCTAACGCTGGAGTACTCAGTCCTGCTGAAAAAACAAAGGCAATAGCCACGCACAATAAACTTAAGGAAATTACCGACGCTCACACGCACGAGGTTATTAAAGAAAGAAGGGAAGCAAAAGGCAGAGTTCAGGCATACTCTTCTCTCTTTGACGCTCTCGGCACAGCACACGATGCGGACAGCATTCCGTACTACCTTAAGAGACTTGAAAATTGGTTTGATACGGCAAGAGAAGATGTGCCTGATGCGACCCCTGCCCTTATGAAGGAGATGATGAAAGTTGTCGATATGGGGATTCGGAGATACAATGTTTCATTAAGTGGTGGAGAGCAAGTTCCTGTTGGAGCAAAATCTCCCGCAGAGATGCTTTCCAATTTAAGAAAATATAATCATAACACAGATGGTTGGATACCTACTTATTACCAAGAAGCCATTGCTATGGGCGTAGAGGATTATGCGGCTCTTGTACATAAAGTAGGAGCAGTTGATAGTCCGTATCAAAAGAAATTAACTGCTAATGATACATTTGAATATCCAGTATTAATTGAGACTATAAAAAATAAACAAGCCCTTCAAAAGAAGATTTCAGATAGTGTTAAACAAGAACTTAAGGCTAAGTTTACGAAAGAAGAGATGCCAGCGGCATACAAGGATGAACTCATTAATCCAGAATATGCAAAAATGAAACAGTCTGAAATTGAATATAGCATCAAGAAGACGGCAAACGATATGCCATTGCAGGATTTTGCAGAAACAACTAGGTTGATGCACAGGGAGATTATGGCTAAGGCTGTTGAACTTGGCGTAGACAGAGTTACTTTTGTCCAATCCAAAGACACGCACCCTGATGTTCAGATGCGTAATGAGCGAGGTGCGGCTCTCTATGACAGGGATATTCCTGCTATGGTTAATGGAGAACTGAAGAAGTTTGGCACAGAGTTAAAGCCAGCCAACAACATTGACCAGAGTCCTAGCATCCGAACATCAGATATACACGATGAACACGCTATGCTTTCTAGCAATCTTGGATATGATATCACTTCCCAGATGGCTGAGGCTGTTTCAAAAAGTCAGCCTACCTACAAGGTCGCTGACACAGCCCCTGCTCGTGCTGAAGGCACACCTGACCTCAAGCCTTTTGAAGGCAAGTTCAAAGTGAGCGATGTAGTTAAGAGTGGCGTTGCTAAACTAGATGAGACTCTTGGCAGGCTTGCTAAGACTGAGAACCTCTCCCCGACACTCAGAGACGCAATGAAGGCACTTAAGGATGCCGTGCGTAGACAGGATGCTACGGATGAAACCATAGTCCCTGAACTCAGAGAAGCCTATGACGCTATGGTAAGAAGTGTTGAAGACCAGATGGCTGGTGCATCGCTTACCCCTATTGATAGCCTAAAGGAAATCCACAGAGTCTTAAAGCCTCTCGATAAGAAGATTCGCCAGAACTCTGAGCGTGTCCAAAAGAACATCAAGGATTCTTATGAGGCTGATATGGCTGAGGGTGCTGATGTCGAAAGTCAGACCACAGCAGACAGAAGAACTGCGGCTCGTAGAGATATGGAAGAGGGTGCTAGCCTTGAGTCCGACCAAGTCACCTCTGAGATAGACCGCAAGCGTGGTGACGCTAGGCTTGATATGGAAGAAGGTGCTATGCTTGAGTCTGATGAGGCTACTGCTCGTATCGGAGAGACTGTTCAAGACCTGAATGATGGTGCTGACATCGAAGCCAACCAGCCTCGCAACCAGAACCTACCTCCCCAGTTCCCGAACCCTGCACCGCCTGTCCCTGCTGGACTTCCGTCCTATAAGCCTAGCGGTACTCCCGCCTTCCCTAGACCTCCTGCTACGCCTCCTCTGCCTAGTGGCAAGCCTAGCGGCAAGCCTGCCTTCCCTAGACCTCCTGCTACCACCGCACTCCCAAGAGGCTCTATAGCCCCTCCTCCCCCCCAAGGAACGGGCTTTGCGAGCAGACCTCTGCCTAGCAATGTCCCTGCTCCTAAGCCACTTGGTAAACTTGAGGGCTGGAGAGGCTGGACGCTTGAGAAGGGGCTTAATGGAGGCTTCTGGAAAAACGCTGTCGGCTGGATGATTGTGGTTCAGGCTGACAAGTTCAAGGTGTACAACCCTCAGAAGGCTATGATGGGAATCTATGAAGACCTTGACCAAGCCAAGAGGAGAGTCCAAAGGGCTGAGCCTAAGCAATGAGTCAAGACCCTCAGTCGATAAATGATATAGCAGAAGAATTCAAGAAGACTGGCTGGCTTTTTGCCGTGCTTGGCGGTTTGGGTATGTTGGCTAGGCTTATACTTACGGACGAAAAGTACGAGATTATGAGATGGACTCGGATGGTGATAGCGGGTGCTATCGTTGGAGTCATCTGCTACTTCTCCCTGTACTCTGCCGACATAGACCCTTTCTACAAGAGCGTCTTGTGTAGCATCTCTGGTTCTATTGCTCCAGAGGTATTCAACTGGGCGAGACGCAAGTTCCTCCAGAAAACCAAATGAGTTTACAAAGCCTGACAATACTATTTGTGTTTGTAACCTTATGCGGTTGCTCGTCTACCCTTAAACCTCAAGCCCCTATTCCAGTTGAAACGAAAAACCAAGAGAAGGACAAGTACATCACTAAGGTCGAAGATATCGTCTCTGATTCCGCTTCTGCCCTTACTGCTGTCGTGCCTAGCCTCACTCAAGGCAATGTACGAGGACTTGTCGAAGCCCAAGTGACTCGCCTCTCTGGGGTCTCTAAGCCGTCCGTTGCTAAGGTTGAGGAGTACACTCGCATCATCAAACAAAACGACTCTAAGGCGGTAGAGAAGGACAAGAAGGAGGCATCTAAGGTGGACGCTGAGACCACAGCCCTCTACACGCTGGTAGAACTCAAGGACATAGAACTCTCTGAAGCGAACGCTAGGGCTGACGCTGAGTTCAAGCAAAAGGTGCTATGGAAGGTAAGCACCATTGGTGCGTTTCTGTTCGTAGTCGGTGTGCTAGTCACAGCGTTCACACCACGCAAAGCCTCTGGGGTTATTGTCTCGCTAGCAGGTGGACTAGCGATTGGCTCTGCGTGGATTTTTGATTCACCTTGGTTTCCTTGGATTGCAGGAGCAGGCGTGGGGTTCGCTGTGCTTGACCTCTTGGTTATCGGAGTCACCAAGACCTACAAGTATCTAAGACCTTCAAGTGGTTCGGTCACCTAACTCCGTAGAGTCATCCTTCCAGAACTCGTCTGGGACGATGTCCACGAAGATAGGGGCGAGGTCACCATAGTCCTTACCAAGAATGTTGAGGTGCATAAACTCTTCAGCATCATCAAAGGTCATCATATCTTCTTCCATCATATTGGAGATGATACGCTCCGTGGAGTACACGGCACGATAGCCATCAGGCGTGTTGGACACACCTAGGAAGGCGTGTTCGCACCCCTCGGCAATGACGATGCCCTCGTCAAAGTTCGTAAGGAATTCTTTAAGTTTATCAGCGTTGGTCATAGAGTTACTTAGTGATGATTCGGTAGTGAGGGATAGGGCGAGTGACCATACCAGACTTCACTCGGTACATACGCATTTCAAGAAGATTATTCTTGAGAGCGAAACTAAGTTTGCGGGAGATGATAGGCTCAGAACTATTCCACAACTTCTGAATCTCTCTGCGGGTATAGAATCCCTTGGCAGGCTTTTCAGCGACAGCCTTACCGAACAGTTGTTCTAGTGCTTTGATATCTTTGTTGTTCATAGTCCTTTGATAGAGTAGATAAATTTCTTGCCGACTCGGTGAGCCTGCCAGACCTTCCAGTCCTTGCCTTGGACGAACCCATAAGTCCAGCCTGAACCCCACTTGCTCGTGGCTAGGCGATTCTTACTATAGTCCATCGTCTTGACGCACAGACAGCCGCCAGAGAATCCGACTGCTCCGTTGTGCTTCTTGGCGTTGACCTGCTGGATGGAATGCAGGTGACCCATAATGACAGCACCTTGAGGCTCAGCGTAATGGATAGCGTGTTCCTCTACGGCACGAGTGCCGCAGGTATATCCGTGTACGAACTTGACCTTGCCAAGGGTGTGTACGCCATCCTCAGCGTGGTAATCGTAAATCTTTTTACAGCCATTCTTCTTGAGATGGTTGTGGATGTCTGTCTTGAGGTCGTGGCAGTAGTCCACCATCATACCACTAGTAGAGCCGTGAATAATCTGGTCGAGGCGGTCATCGTGGTTTCCGTTTAAGAAAATAGTAGGTTGCACTCGGCTGATGAAATCCTTGCCAGCCTTCACATCGGCAACAAGCGACTCGTCTTCTTCCTTGCGACCAGCACCCCTGCGGATACTGCGGAAGTCCCAGTTGTCACCTAGGTGGATGACCTCGTGGGGGGAGAACCATTTAAGAAACTTGTAGAACTCGGACGCAACATCCTTGTCCACCATATCTCCGTGGTTGTCTCCCACGGCTACGAATTTAATTAGTTTACTCATTGGTGATATCGAAAGTGTCGTTACGCAAGACCTTAAATTGGTCGGTACGCATATGACGAATGACTCCATCCTTTTCAAACACAACAGCAAAAATGTCGTTACTAAAAGTTCCTCCGTCACGCACATACATCAGCCAGCCATAGCCGATATCAGTATGCACAGGGATAGGGTTGCGGAATTCGTAAATCATTTCGTGCTAGCCTTTCCCCATTTTGGTTTGCCGTCAACAGCGTCCTTCCAGTCTGCGTGAGCCTTGACTAGTTCCTCGTGGGCAGAACCGCTAAGCATAGCAACCATAACTTCCTTGCTCAAGGCTTTGCCAGCCTTAATCAGTTCGTTGATGTCTGGGGTGTGTTGGCTCATTCGATGTAGACTGATGCGTCTGGGTTCACCGCACCTCCAGAGATGATAAGATTGTTAAGACGCTCTAGTTCTTCCTTGAGCCGTTTGTTCTCTTCAGACAAGGCACGGCACTCGTTGCCTAGGTTAAGAACATTCTTTGACAGACTCTGGATGATGGTGTCATCGAAACTGTGTTCGTAGAATATTACGGATGGTGTTTCCATTTGTTTAGAGGCTTTGCGAAAAGTTCTTCCCAGCGTTTCTTGTTCCTTGCGAGATTGCCAGCCGTGACTGTAGCCTCCCAAGGTGTTTGGTTCTTTCCAGCGAGGACGCTACCCGCCCTGTTCCATCCGACAGGTCTGCCAGCAGGCTTGCGTTTGAGGAGAGACTTGGCGTAATCATTTACTTCAGACACAGGTTACGCTTCTTGAGAAGCAGGCTGAGGACACGGACTTCACGCACGGACTGGCGGTGCTTAGGATTGAGTTCAGTACGCTTCAGCGTGTCAGCATAGGACAGCAGTTGAGCGTCGCTGAGTTTGGCTAACTTGTCTTCATACTTAGCATCCCATTCGCAACTCAGGGTAGGAAGGTTGTAGCGGGTCTTGCACTTGGCGATGCTCCTATGGTCTAGGTTGAACTTCACGCCTGCTTGTCGGGCGGTGAGTCCCTCGATAAGGGCTAGGCGGTATGCGTGTAGGAGGTTCATAGAATTTCGTAGCCTTCAGTTTCAAGGTCAAGAGGAAGGTCTGTGAAGTCCTTGACCTTTCCGTACTTGTCACAAGCAAAGTACATAACCTCTGAGGGAACAGTAGATTCAAGCACATACTCGTGACCCTGCCAAGGGGGAGACAACTTGAACACGAAGGCTTCACCTCGGCACTTCTTCAGGTTCTTCCAGACAGTCTTATTGTCTTGGATGGTAGCCGACTTGTTGACGAACTCTCCGTCATCAATGATGCTGTCAGGGAATTGCTTCATACCTTTCTTGTTGAGTTTCATTAGAGTTTCTTGGCGTGTACCCAATCATTCATAGCACCGAAGTCCCTGTCCCCTGCGAGTTGTGCAAGGCGGTCTCCAGTACGCTGAAGGGCGTGGATTTTATTCTTAGCCTCAGCCAAGTCGCTGAGCAACTGGGCGAGGTTAGGAGTGTTAAGTTTCTCGCAGAGTTCCTTAGCAGGGACACACAGCATCAAGGAAGCCGCCCTAACAGAGTTCTGAGTAGCCACGAACTGTCCTTGGACTGACTTGAAGTCAGCCGATTGAGCGATGATTTCTTCTGCTTGTCTCATAGGTATGGTTACGAACTTGCTGTTAGGGCGTTTCTTTTGAGCGATGATTGCGTGTCGGAGGTAGGAGACTCCCTTGGACTTAGGCTCGTACTCCATCCTCAGGGAACAGAGCCTGCATCAGCGTGGTGGTGTTCACACGCTTCATCTTCTTGTCGATGATGAGATTGATGTAGGTCTGGTTGTGGATTTTGGTCGGCTTCAGGAGACGAGCAACTCGACCATCGCTGAGAACGATGTACTGCGAGTTGTTGTAGGGCTTGGCGGTGAGGGTCATAGGTATGATGGGTTAGAGATTAGAAGGGGACTTCATCAGAGGTCTCCGCAGGGGCGGCAGAAGGGTTCTGAGAGGCGTTCCAGAGACGGACAGCCTCAGCCTTGGTGTTAGCGTCCTTAGCGGACACAGTAGTGTTATCACCAAAGGGCTTGGGAGTCCAGCGAGTGGCGAAGTAACTGAGGTCACCGAACTTCACCTCACGATTGGCTTCAGTCAAGGGCAGGTCGCTCAGGGGAGTACCCTTGCGGTCACCGAACGGAGCGACAGCCACGAAGCCAGCAGGGGCAGGCTTAGCAGGGCTAGCCGTCACAGCCGTAGCAGGGCGAGCCACAGGCTTTGCAACATAGGCAGTCGGCTTAGAGCCAGACTTAGCGAGACGATTAGTTTCTGCATCGCAATCTTCAGTTGCCACGCCAGCCACAGAAGCCAAAGCGTACCTGCGAAGATAAGAATAGATAGACCCAGCGTCCTGACCAGACATTTCCTTGTCAGCAGGAATGAGAGCATCCGCTTCAACAGAGCCGCCAGAAGCGTGGACGAGGATGGTACGAACTCCGACAGCACCCTCACTTCCGATAGGGAACTGGAGGACTGCAAGTCCGTGCTTCTTAAAGATAGGCTTAAGAGTTTCGAGGTGCTTGGATAGGCTCGCATAGGAATTCTTATGGAAGGGATTAGTCGAGTCAGCAATGATGTCCTGCGTCTCAGAGAGAGCATTGACCAGAGCGATGTTGAGTTCAGTTTGCTGTTCAGGCGTATTGCGGTTCATAGAAGTGGGATTAAAAAGGGAGTCGGAAAAAGTAGAATAGGAGTGGTCGGACATAGGAGTAAGGTATTACGAGAGGGGATGGGTGTCAACTTCTTTCTGCAAAATATTTCTAACAAAAGTAGAACGAGTCATTGCGATGTTTTTAGAAATCTTTGTGATTGACTTAAGGAGTTTGTGAGGCAGGCGAACTGTGAGCATATCTTCAGAGGTTCTGGAAAGGCGTTTGGTTTTGGTTTTCATCGGGAAAGGATATAGTTGGCTCGCTTGAGGATGCAGGCACGAGCGTCATCTAGTTTATAAGAATTGTATACGAACTCGAACTTAGCCGCACCACCAAAGCCCATATTATAAGCCATATAGAGTTGGATATTTGTGGGCTTGATGCCACGCTTCTGGAAGCGATAGTACAGCAAAAGGAAGTAAGCCTTGGCTACTTGGCGGGAGATGACAGGGTCTTTGGCTCGTGTCTTCCATTGGTCATTGATGTGACCAAACATCCAAGCGTAGTTATCAACGAAAGCACCTCGGTCATTATACTCCATCCACTTGCAACCATCAAGCCAAGCCTCTTGATGCAACTGGTAAGCCCCCAGAGCCTTTCCCTTGTCCCCTACGGCATTGGGGTTGAAGTTCGACTCAATCATAGCGACTGAGTCCAAGAACTTTTCTGAGATGACAGACTCGGTCTTGGCGTGTCCAAAAGAACAGAGAGCCAGCAGGGAGAACAGGTGCTTCATAGACTGGGAAGAAAAGGAAATGGTAATACGATGCAAGCAAAAAAGTAAAATAGTTCAAACTTTCTTTTCAGCCATTCCAGCCATCATATAATAGTCCTTGAGCCTACGGATAAGAGCCTTACCCGTCTCGACATCACGGCTGTCAAATCGCTCCAGCAGGGTCGTGCCGTTATAATTCGTAGAGATAATTGTAGAACGCTTTGCGGTAGAACGCTCGTCAATGACAGCGAACAGGTCTGAAGCCATACGCTGGGTCAGACGCTCCTTGCCGAAGTCATCAATGATAAGGAAGGGCAGTTCAATCAGCCCCTCCAGCATCTTGGCGTGTTGGCGGTCATCAAAGCCCTTCTCAATCATACCCTCAATCTTCCGCATAGTAAGGAACTGGTAAGCCAACTGGCGGTCACGCTTAGCCTGCTCTACCCAGAGCCTGCGGATGATTTCCCAGATGGCTCGTGTCTTGCCAATCCCAGTCGTGCCGTGGAGCAGGAGACCACTCTTGTCACCCTCTGGCTTCCACTCTACAGCCTTCTGGATGCTTGGGTGAAGCCTTGATACCTCCGTGTCCCTGAAGAGGGCAGGCATAGCAGGAGGGACAGTAGAGTCCACCAGCCCCTCATACGCCACACGCTCAGGGTCGAGGTGTTCCCGACAGCGGTGATAGCGGACAAGGGAGTGGTCAGTCTTGGCGAACAAAGCACCACGCTTACCACAATGACAGGCGATATCTTGAGACATAAGGTTATCGCTTGATTTCCTTTTCGTAGACTTCCCAGCCGTTGCCTGTGTAGGCACGGATGCAACAGTTCACGCTGTTCTCGCTCCAAGTTGCGAGGATGTGGTAGTCCTCGTTCTCGATTGAGATATGTCCATCGCTACCTGCGACAACATCCTCAAGAAGGTTGACAAACTTGTTGTCAGCCCAAGCGTCAAAGCCTAGTCGGTTCATATTTGCGTCCATAGGATTAGAATGCGTTGTGGTCTTCAGATGTCAATGCCTTTGTAGTCTTAGCACCAAACTTTTTGTTAGGCTCAAAGAGTCCCTGCCAGCCTTGCTTGATGGACTGCTCGATAGACTCGGTGGACTTCTGTTCACCCCAGAGGGCAAACTCCTTGAACTGAGCCTGTACGCTGGAGTCGGTGAGTTTCTTCTTCATCTCCTTGCGGTACTGAACCCAAGACTTCCAAGAAGCAATGAAAGCATCAGAACCAAAGGGCAAACGAACAATCCACATCTGCTGTTGGACTGTATCTTTATCCTCTTTATTATCTTCTTTGTTATATGTAGGCAATTTCTTGCCGCCCCCCACGGCAATTTCTTGCCGACCCCTAGGCAATTTTTTGCCACCCTCGGAGCGAGTCACTTGACCATCAGCCAAGGCGTTTGCCACAGCGACACGCTCAATGGTACGGATAATCCTGCGACCAGCCTCCTCGTGGCGAGTGATGAGTCCAGCCGTCTCAAGGTCAGCGAGCAGGTTGCGAACCTGACGCTCCTCAAGCCCAAGGTGCTTGGACAGGTAGGCGTTAGAGGCAAAGCACCCAGCGTCATTGTCGAGGCTCTCCAACACACCATACACCACCTTAGCGGTGATGCTGATGGTGTTGGTCTGGAAGATGGCGGCAGGTATCCACACGCCTGTGAACTTAGGTTCGCTCACAGGTTCACCTCAACAGAGGAGTCAGAGTAAGCAGGGTACTTACCAGAGGACTGACAGCCAGCAAACTGATTGATGGCGTTCTCCCAGAGTTGCGTGGTTTTATCACGGCTGTGCTTGGACAGCAGGTACACGCCCACGGCAAAGGGAGCAACTTTTTCTACAAGGATGAAATAGAAATTATTGCAGACCTTTCCGTTCGCATCAAGCAACCAGCGGTACTGCACTTCCTGAATGTCATAGCGTCTGTCCCAGATAGCCTTCCTAGCACCAGCAGGCGAGGCATCCTCGGCACTCTTGTAGTCCAGAGCAAAGCCCTCAGTAGCAGAGTAGCCGTCAATCATTCCCTTCAGGCGAACCTCTCCGTCAGCAGGGCGAGCCGTACCGAACACGGCAACCTCCTTATGCGTCAGAGCGTTGTGCAGGCTGGAGGCGAGAGGATGAGCCATTACGCTAGCCTTCATAGCCTGAATGACAGCGTACTCGTCTGCGTCAATGACCACCTTGCCTGCATTCTCAATGGCAAAGGACTCATTGTATTCCTTGCCCTGCTTGGTGCGACCATCCACTTTTTCTTTTACAGCGATGAACTTTGTCGGTTCATCCTGAAGCATCAGGGCGTGGAAGGCAGTACCAAGGAGCATAGCCTTGGTCGGCTCTTTCTTAACCTCAGTAGAGGCGAGGTAGTGAGCAGGGCTGACGAGGAACTCCTTGAGCGAGGACTGAGCCAGACCTGTTGCGTTGCGGTAATCAGCGTCAGCAATCCCAGCGAGGAACGCTGGGTCTGAGCCGTTGAGGGATGTAGTAGTCATCAGGGCTAGTAAGACCCTGTATCACAAAGTGTCAACCCTTCTTTCGTCTTTCTTTTGCTTTCTTATTCCGTCTCAATCTCTTCTCATCTGGGGTCTTGTGGGTCGGGTGGACTTCTACACGAGGTGCTTCAGCAAAGCAAGCCCAGTACGCTAGGACGCTGTTGATGAAGTCCGCTTTCTCACGCTGACGCTTGGCTCTACGGGCGAGGTTGTTTATTTTTCCTTCAATGCCATTGCAATTCTGGCACAGCACTCCTCGGATGAGTCCTGTCTCGTGGTCGTGGTCTAGGCAGGCGGTCACGCACCTGAGGTCTATCTTGCACAGCCAACAGTTACCATTCTGGGACACAGCAATCTTGTCTCTTAGGCTAGGGATATCTTTTACTTTTAATTTCATTCTTGTATATATCTTTTACTTTTATTAAGGCTTGCTATATTAGTCAAGACGAATAGATTGCGGTATGGAATACGAGTCGAGCAAAGAACGCATCAGCACTAACCCTAACATACAGGTTACAGGCAAGAAGATAGCCAAGGAGAAGCGTGACAAGGTCATTGAACTCCTTAAGGATGGGCAGGGTACTAGTGCCGTGGTCGAGGCTACAGGGGTGTCCAAGCCTACTGTCATTGCTATTAGGAAAGATACTGAGGACAATAAGGGATTTGAATTAGGTACTTGGAAGAAGCAGACCGCCCATTTACTTTCTCAAATTGTTACTCGTGGTTCTACTAGACTCCTAGACGAAATTGAGAATATCCCTGCTGGTCAACTCCCCCTTGCCATTGCCATTATGGTGGACAAGGTAGCCGCCCTTCAGGATGCCCCTACAGTCATCGTAGAGCATCGCCTGAGGGTCAGCCACGAGGACATCAACTCTATGTTGAAGGGGGATATAATTGACATCAAGCCCCTTGAACAAAAAGACTTGACTCAGTAACACAGTTGTGAATACTGCCTGTCCGTATGAACACCTACAGATTTAGAAATCTGAACATCAGGCACGAGGGATTAGATTTCCTCGTTAACGGACTCGCTGACTATGTTGTCGAGGATTATGAAGAAGACGGAAAGCAGGCGGCATTTGAGTCTGCTGAAATCTATGACGCTCTAGGAAAGGACGGCTATGTTCTTTCTGAGGAGGTCAAGGGTCACCTCGCTGACACGGCTGTCGCTACCCTCAATCAGGACTCGCACCTGACTCGCATCCTCGGAAACAAGATTTAATTTCTTTTTTCTTTTTCTTTTTAAAGACGCTTGACCTAAACCAAAATCGTATTACATTACTTTTCCTATGCCTCGCAACACTCCAGAACTCACCTACCCTATCGAGAACCTCGAAATCGAGGTCAACGGCAGGGAACTCAAGATTAACGGCTACGCCAAGTATGTCCTAGAAGACCAGTCTTCTGGCGAGCGTGGCGATGCCTCTTCTCTTTTCGCCTGCTTCACCCGCCTGAAGGTCACCGACTGGACGAATATCGTCAAGACCGACAGAGACGCTGAGGGACTGACCAAGGCTGACCTCAAGGCTATTGAGGACTCCATCCTCGACAACCTGAACGAGAACTTTGAACTCTGCGAGTACCTCGCTAACCTTCCTGAAGAGGGAAGCGATTTCTGAAAATAGTTCTTGCATCCCACCTCAATAGTAATACATTACTTTTCTCACCCACACGCATATGAATACTAATAATGAAGAAACGCAATCCAAGGCATTTGATGTCTTGCTCAAACTATCAAAGGAGGCTTCCCTTGAAATCCTTGTCGTAACTGACAATGATGTCGAAATCGCTCTAGAGGGAGATGACGAGGCTCTTGCTCAGTTGACTCCTGATGTCCTGCGAAAGATTAAGCGAGATGTCATTGATGAACTCCACGAGAACTTTCAACACGCTATGCAGAACGCCATCTCTAATTATATCAAATAACCATTGACACTCTGTATTAATTAATTACATTACTTTTCTCACCCACACGCATAATATGAAAAAAGAAAAATACATCATCATCTCGTCCTATGTCTCTCACGAGACCAAGACGGCAGTCACCACCAGCCCTGTGTTCTACACGGCTATCGAGGCTCTCCTCTGGTTCAAGAAGGTCAAGGCTGATGCCTCGCCCTACTCCAGCGAAAAGTCTTACTCGTTCTACGAAATCTGCAACTGGGTCAACATTGACTCTACGATGCTGTATTCCAAGAGCGAGTACGAGATGGAACTCATCGCCAAGCAGGAGTCGGCTGACCTGTTCGCCCCTGTCGAGGTAGCCCCCATCGTCTAAGGCTATGGACGCACACACCATCACCCTGTTTGACAAGTCCATCCTCTACACGGCTAAGTCCGTGTTCAGGGTGGAGGAGTCTCGGAACTCCAAGGCAACCTATGAAGGCTCTTTCGCCTCCAGCGACCCTGTCAAGGCTATCCGTTACTACCAGAACACGAGCAAGGCTGTCGGCTCAGGCTGGCGTGTGCGGCTGGTCAAGGACGGGGATGAGTTCATCATCATCACCAAGAAGACCTTCTAACCTTTCACAGGGGGTCACCCCTGCGTTGCGTGGCTAGTAAAGAAGTCGTGGTAGACTTCTATGAGGGGAGAGACTAAGAACTTCTCCCCTCTTTTTGTGCCAGAATAAAGTTGACAGGTTACATATAACTGGGTTTACTTGCCGAACAATAGGGAAGGCTTCTAAGATTAGTTCTAAGCCCTCCTGATTTCCGCCCTAGTCCTTGGTCGGGCTGACAATCAAAGAGCCTCTTAGGGCATCCTCAGGTCATCTAGACGGCACTCAGCCTAGGCATCTAGACACAAAGAAGGGCAAGCCCCTTAGAGCCTGCCCTGATTGTTACTTAACCTCCTTGAACTTGAACCCTAGGTTAAGCCAGCCGTAGTGGTCGCTCAGCCAGTCGCTGAGAACATCCTCGACCTCCATACCCTGACCAACCAGAGGGGGTAACATTACTGTCACAGTCCGTGGCAGGTCAGTCCGTACCTCTTGGTCATCGTCCCATCTGATATCTGATATCTTATATTTTTTCATATGCGTGGTGGAAAGAGAAGGGGGTTTGACCCCCCTGTGTTTACTTGTTACCGAGGATATAACCTGCTACTGCCGCATCCAGCGTTTTCTTTCCTCCGTTATGCTCTTGAACCGCTTGAATTAGTTTCTTGTGAACATATCGGTTTAACGCTTCTAGGAAGTCTTTGCTGACTCGCTTACCTCCCATAGACTTCACTTCTTTTTTGATAGCACTAACAACTATGTATGTTTTGAATGATGTATTTTTCATATGCGTGGTGGGAAATTGAATAGCCTGTCAGCCCCACAAAGGTCACAAATAAACCCTTGAGCATCGTTGCCTACGCTCAGACTGACAGGCTAAAATGTAAAGGAACAGAAAGTGTCATCACTTAACCAAAAGGGGTTAGTAACTTCCCCCTGCACTTACTCGCTGAGACCAGCCTCTGCTGACTCTGCTTCTTCCATTGCGTTTTTCAAACAGAGTCGTGCTTTTTCCATTTCTTCTCCCTCAGTTTTGAATGAATATTCAAAAGCCAAGGAAGGGTTAGTCATTTGGAACATAACACTATGCTGAGCGTCTCTAAACCTCCGTACAGCGTACCTGAGGTTGTTGAGGGCTTCAGCGACTCGTTTTACTTTTGCGTGTGAGATGACCATATGTGTGCGTGTTTTGGTTTGGTATTAGCCTCCAGCAGGTTTGCTGGTTTAGCCAAAGTGATGTCAAAAAACAGAAAGTCTTTATTCTACTTTCGCATAAAGGGGTTAGTGCCTTCCCCCTGATACTTAGACTGCCTTGTCTCCCTCTTCTAGTTCGTCTCCAGCGTCTCGGACACAGACATATTTGAGTTTCTCTAGGACTTCTTTCATTGAGTCTCCAAGGACAGAGTGCCTGCCCTCATAGGTGAAAGAGTCCGCAAGACGCACCCAGATTTGCCTCCAGCCGTTATTCTCAGTCCAAACTCGGTGAACTACCTGCTCACCATAAGAGGTTATCTTCATTAGTTTCTCCACTTGCTTAGCCGTAAGGGGTCGGCAGGTGGGGTCTTGAGGGTCATAGGTCATAGGTATTGTTATGCGTGGTTATTAGCCTCCAGCAGGTTTGCTGGTTTAGCCAAAGTAGAATGAGAAGGAACAGAAAGTAGTGTGCCTTGATAACTCGTACCTGTCAAACACCTTTATGAAGAAAGAAGGGGTTAGTTACCTCCCCCTGTTTTCCTTACTTGGCTTCAGCCAATTTCTTGACCATCTCCTCCAGAACCACCTTGATGAGTTCCTTGAGTTCCTCCTTGGAGGGCTGGGTGAGTTCCTTGACCTGCTCCTGAACCGCTTCCGTAATCTTCTCTTCAAGGTCATCGCTATCGACTTCCTCTTGGATAATATCACGCACTCGGTCACAGTCAACATAGTCGCTGTTGCTCAGCCAGTTCTCAATATTGTCATCCAAGTCCTCGTGCTTGACATAATCGTCAAGGTCGAGGTCATTCTGTTTCTCCTCGACATCGTCAAGACGGCTTTCGACATCCGACAAGTCGGGGGTCTCCAGTTCGTCTAACTTAGTGGTCACAGCGTCCAGTTCCTTTCGGACTTGGACATCCGTAGCCTTGAGGGTGAGGGCGAGGGCGTTGATGCCCAGCCAGTTCTTAATCCAGTTCTTCATTTGCGTTGGTGTTTTTTAGGTATCAGCCTCCTGCGAGATTGCAGGTTCAGCCGAGAGTTTTCAAAGAGCGAGTAGGTGAACTTCCCCCTACTCCACTAAGATAAGGGGTCTGGGGTCATATGCAAGCCTATTGATAAGAAAGTTGAAAATAGTTCAAGGGGCTGGTTTAGCCCCCTAACCACCCCCGCCAGCACCCCCTAAAACCCTCTAGGATGCCCTACAAAGCCCTTGCAAGGTCACCCTAGTGACTACCCTCACCAGCCACCATACCCCCCTTAGAACGCATTTGTGAAGGGCATTGATATAACCCAATGTTTACAGGGGTTTCCTGCGTGTCAGGCGGCGTGTCAAGGAATACTTCACTTCAAGCACTAAATAGCCTTGGCAGGCAGTCATAAGAAATCCTAATGGGGGCATTAGCCGTCCTAATGAGCGTTCGGTTCTAAGGGGGGTATGTATCAGCCCTTACCACGCTATGGACTGCCCCCTGTAAACGCCTCCTAGGGGCATTTGTGCAAGGCACTTGACACACTTCTGTAAGTGCCTGAATACCAAGGAGTAGAGGTGTGTTGTCAAGGGGTTAGCCGTGAGTGTAAAAGATTTGTAAATGCAAGAACTATTTACACCTGCACAAGATTGTAACATATGACACACAACTGTAACAATTAAGTTCTTGCACTAGGCAAGGAACTATACACAGTCCTAGTCGCACCACCACACATATGAAACACTACTTCAACGCACCCACCGCCGTCAGGCTCGCCTCGGCTACCACCCGCATCAGTCATCTATTTATAGATGCCCAGATTGCTATCGCTAACGCAGACAAGTCTACCTCGCCTGCCACGCACAAGGCTCAAGAGGCTATCGCTATTGAGTGCCTAGAGGAAGCCAAGGCTAAACTTGCTCGCCTTCAAGAGGTTGTGAGCGAGATGCTAATTCTTGCCAAAGAGTAATAAATAGTATTGACACCAAGAAAACCCTCTGAAACATTACTCATCTACCCACCACCCATATGAACAACGCACCCATCAGCAACCTCGCCTTCACGCTCTCCTCGCTTGAGACCGCCCTCGCCTTCTCCATACAGGAGGAAGAACGCCTCTGGCGTATGGCTGAAGAGGTCTATGACGCTGGCTCTGACGCTCGCAATCAGAGCGTACGCTACTGTGAAATCTGTGACGCTTGGAGACCTCAGGTGAAAGCCTGCGAGACCATCGCCCACTTAATCCAGAGCCTCAATCCTGAGTACAAGGACGAGCGTTTCAACACCTCCCTCAACGGCAAGCAAATCACCTCGCTCAAGCGTTACCCTGAGCGAAAGGCTGAGAAAACCCTGTCCTTCCCTTATAATAAATAAGTGCAAATAGATTTGACATAGAGCAAACTATAGTATTCATTGCCTATCTACCCACCACGCATATGAATAAAACCATCGCCGCCCAAATCAGAACTCACGAGGAGCAAGGTCAGAAGTGGCTACGCCTTGCAAGTGACAACTACGCTGTCGCTAACTCAGAGAAGGGGCTGACCCCTGCCTCTCTTGAACGCCACAAGGAGTACCTTGGTTACGCTGAGGATTACTCCTTGCTCGCCCACAAGGAACTAGGCTACGCCTACCGCCTGCTCTCTGACGAGATGCACAAGGCTGACCTGCCTGTGAATAAGTAAGTGCAAATAGATTTGACACTCACCTAACTACCTGAAACATTAC